TATCCTTGTACTTCTTCGTTTGGATGATTAGTTAAATATCTATCCAATCTATGAATCACTTTACGGAAACTTGGTTTTCTACCTTTACCTTTTTTACCCTTACCTTTTTTACCCTTACCTTTTTTATCATCATCACCTTTAGAAAAAGTCATGGGTACATCCTCATCATTTACAGACTTCAATATAATTTCAATCTCATCAAGTTCATTTATTTCTTTAGGTTGTGTAGGTAAATCACATCCAATTATTTGAAACATTGCGAACCCTAATATAAAGAATATTATAAAATTTCTTATCATTTTTTTCATTTTCTATCTCCCATTGGTGGTTTTTTATCCCAACCATCTTTGTAATGTTTTTCACCTTGATGGTATCCAACATAATATGCTATTCCACCAATCACTATTATACGAACAAATGAACGAATTGCTCTTTTCTTCTGCATCTTTTTACGTTTAGCCATAGCCATTCGTCTATTTCGTTGTTCCATATCACCACGTTTCATATCACCGCGTTTCATACCACCTTTTTTATCGTGGTCTCTTTGATGTGCTGATTTGGATTTACTCCACTCCGCATCTTGTACAATACGAACTACTTTTTTACCAACTGTTTCTTTAACTTCAACTTCAACTTCTTGTGCCATTAAAGGTAAAGATAAAGCCAATATCATAAGTAATTTTTTCATATCCATTCTCCTGTATCTATCATAAAATCAAAGATAAACACTCCTACTAAATAAATAGTATTGAGTATACGTTCTTTACGTATTTTTCTACGATCTATTTCTTTGTGTAGGTTTACTATAAATTTTTGTGTATCTATCATACTATATTAGACTCAATTATTAAACAATAGTTAAATTATTTATTATCTATATTCCAAGTTTTTACATCAATAATTGAATATATTCTTGTAGGAATTTTAAACAATCCTGCATCATTCGTTAGTAATAAAGTATTTCTATAATCATCCCATTCCACTATAAATCTTTTATCTAAGACACCATTGTTTTTACTACGAATCACTTCATTCAAAGCATTGATTGTATATAATGTATTAGATTGTTTCTTACGATGCAATGAGATAGTATCTTGAACGTTCTCCACGAAATCCTCACTATACTCTACATTATAAGTACAGATTAGTTGATGTTCATCATCTTGATTTGCAAATACATAAATTTTATCATATAGAATTTCATTACAAGAAACAATAATATCTACAGCTTCATTTAATTTATTTCGTTTCGTGAATGTACATAGTAGTTGTGTTTTCATTATTGTGCCTTATAGTGTGCAGATGACCACTCTGATTCAGATTTTCCATATTTTAACATACCAACCATAACTGATTGTAAATCTTTTTTACTTAAAGTTGTTATTTTTGATCCTAATACAATTGATTGAAATCTTGCATTTATATTAGCTTTAACTGAATTTTCTGCCATTTTAGTTATCTTAGGATGTATATTTAATCTTTCGAGAAATGACTTTTCATTTTTAAACGCATCACTCCAACTACCGTGTTTATTATTATCAAAAGTAGCACCTTTAATTCTACCATATGCCGTTTTAACAGTTTTAAAATTAGACTTTCCTTTTGAAGTAAAAATCCATTCTTTTGTTTTTTTATCTTTTTCTACACTAACACCTTTAACTTTACTTACTGCAGAATGTATTCCTTTTTTAAAATCATCTATTACAGGAAGTGCAACTTTACCTTGAACTGCTTCTGCCCCTTTTGCAATTCCTTCTCCTCTAATAACTTCTGTTGCCTTACCTTGAAATATTCTAAAGTTTAATCCTAATCCATCTAAATTTTCACCCTTATAATTAAATGTTACACCTTGTGATAATAATCCACCAAATTTAGTTTCTAATGAATTTAATATATATTCTTTTCTCTTGTAATCATTAACTAAACCAATTTTACCACCACCTTTTTTCAATGATACACCAATCCAACCTTTACCAGCATGTAGTGAATCTACTAACCAATTATTATACTCTGCTAATGTTGAAAAACTTGGTACTGAACCATATTCCAACCATACATCCGCAGGATTCCATTTATCCAAATCTAAAGCTTTTCCATAATCTTGCTTATATAGTTTTTTTGCCAATTTATTAACTTGTAATGTACCACCATCCTTTACATATTTCTTTGGTTGTTGGCCTGAAATTAAACTTATGAATTTTTTACATTGTGCCTTATGAGAGTTATACCAAGACTCATTTTGTTCTAAAAATGCAGCCAATTTAAATGCATCATCTTGAGTAACTCCATCTACTTTACTATATACTTCTGAATTTGAAATTAATGTTGATATAAAAACTTCTTTATCTGTAGGATCTGCACCATATTGCAATCCACTCAAAAATAATAACCATGATAATTCTTGGTCTTTTGTTTGGGCTGCACCTCTACCAGTTATTGATGTTTTAGCTAAATTTATTTGATATTCATGATCATTCCATTCCCACACAAATAACTTATCTCTACCACTTGGATTTGGACCTGTTCTTGGATCATAACTTTTTATATTTGTTACACCACTAAATAATTTTTTCAGTATCTTTATAAAATCTGCCCCTTCCATATCACCATAAATTTTTGTTTTTACTGAACCTTGTTGTTCTAATCCTGAATCTGTTTTTAATATATCCAAAACACCTTGTTTTGTAAGTTTTTTACCAGATGAATCTACCTCAGTTAAATAACCTTTAAACACTTCATATGCATCTCTCATACCTTGTGTTTGTACTTCATGAAACTCTGCACGATTCATTAAAGTTTCAATAATACCCTTTTTATCAGAATGAGTATCAACTATTTCAAGTGTTTTTAATGCTTCTTCTTTACTTTTATAACCTATTCCCTCAATGTATGGTAATTTAGTTTGTGGATAAAAATATTGTGATCCTGCCTCTGTAAGTGTTTTTATTAACTCGATACGAGCATCAGCGGGCCATTTGGATTCTTTCAACACATCCCATAATTTTATTAAATGTTGTTCATTTTCAAAATTAGGCATACCATCTTTAACTTTATAACTTAAATCATTTAATATCTTGTCAAAATCAGTTATCATTGTATTTCCTTACTCCAACTAATTACCTTTACGGGTAAATTGTAACCCATTGCCACACCTAACATTAATCTTGAATTACCACCTAATAAAAATAATGTTCCTTTACTATCTTTCACTACAAGTGGTGGTGGGAATTCTACTTTCTTTTTAATTCCATCTATAATTCTTTTATAATTCTTACCATACCCTTTAGCCAACTCAATGGCCCTTTCCATTTTATTCTCACTATCCAAAATCTCACCTACATCAGTATTACTTATAGCTCTCAATTCTGTTTCATCAAAAAATTCATAGGGAGCAGTTTTAATATTACTTCTCCCATCATCTCTATCTTTCCACATTTTTGGTAATTTAGATTTAGTATAGTCATTTTTAAAATACTCATCTATCTCATATTCGATTTCATTATGATTATATGGGCGGAAATATTTATAGTTTTTTATAGATTCAAATAAAATATCTTTTAGAGAATACAAATCAATCTCCGTAAATTATCGTAATCCCATCAGTTTCCAATCTACCTGTTTTATGTAGAATTTCCATTTCATCTTTACTAATATGTATAACCGTAGGTTTTTTAAAATCGTGAGGAGCAGCTAATGGAGTAGGTGTTGCTTCTTTGACGGTATGTTTTTTAATCACACTATCCAAAGTAGGCAATGGTTCTCCAAACTTTCTACTAAATGCATATTTACTTTCTTTAATTAAATCTTTTAATTTTAACATTACTTTAATTTCTCCGTTATGTTTTCCATCTTGTGATAATTATCTCCCATAGTAGAAGTGGTGGGAAATTTCCCTTCACTTTCTAAAAGCCTTTTTACTTTTTTCAAGTATTCTAAACCATCATTTTTATAATCAAAATCAAATAAAAATGAATCATAATTATACAAAATCAATTTACTATTATTTCCCTGTATCTCTGGTAATAAATTTTTCAATATCTTTATATTATTTTCAGTTTCTAATAACTGAATCATATAATTAAACAATTTATTTGGATTCATATCAAATAAGTTACCTTTGATAATCTTCCTATTATAAATATAAGATTCTATAAATTCCGTTCTTTTATACTCACTCCAAAGTTCTTTTATATAACTATTTACCTTATTAAAAAACGGATTTTCAATAATTTCTTCTGTAATTCCACCATATAAGTACTTAAATGTTAAAGCCTTACCTTCATCATAACTTAACCCATACGTTTTTGCAAGATGGTTATGGCCTGAACCATTGGGAAAATCATACCCAACTAAATCACCAATCAATCTTGGATGATATGCATCAAAATCAAATTCCACTAATACACCTTCTTCAAATCTACTAATAAATTGTTTTCTACTACCATCTGTTTTATTTAATGCTGCAAAATTCATTCCACCAAAACGATTACTTGGACGACCCGTACTTGTGTATGGATTATACTCACTATAAACCATTTTATCTATAGTATGTAAACCATTCCGTTCTATCTGATATAAAACATCTAAAATTATTTCAACATTATCTATCTTATAATCTTGTAAATTTTTTCTAATCTCTTTCAAATATTCATAATGTTTCATCAATGGAATCACATCATTAATATTAGGCTTATCATAATGTACTCTATTATAAAACTGATGTGCATTAGTTAAGTAGTTATCAACTTCAAATGGAACATTATGTTTTAAATAATAAGAATAATTCAAATCCCGAATATCATTACTCTTTATAAAAGAATTATGTTGATAAGATTTTTTATCCAATACCCAAATAGTTTTCTCGGTAGTTATATTTTTAGGCTTCAATATACTTTCACTATGATTTATTGGCAGCACAAATTCTTCATTATCTACATGGATGTAAACCAATGATATTCTGTTTTCTATTGTATGCAAATTCGTATCTGAATTTACCTGGAAAACAATACAATCATTTTTTTGTATCAAAGTTTCTAAATGACTGAATTGAGTATCAGTATGTATTATAACCATTTAAGTTGTTTCTTTATAACCTATCTTCTGTTTTACATATGTAACTATTTGTTCTGCAATATTTGTCTTAGTATATTTATCCATTCCTTCAAATCCAGGAGATGAATTCACTTCACAAATACTATATCCATCACCATCAAATAACAAGTCCACTCCTGCTATATCCAAACCAAGCAGTCTTGCTGATTCACCACCTAACCATTCTATCTCATCATCAATTTGATAAGGTATACCTTCTCCACCTCTTGTGATATTTGCTCTAAAATCTTCATCGGTAGATTGTCTCATCATACAACCAATAACTTTACCGTTTAAAACAAATACTCTAATATCTTTTCCAAATGAATCTTTAATAAACTCTTGAATAATAATATTATAACTTGGTTTAGTTATTTCTGCCATCTTTAATAGTTGTTCTAACTGTTTTTTATTTTCTGCCAAAAATACACCTGCACCAAAAGAACCACTAAGAGTTTTTATAATTGCAGGATATCCTATATTCTTTTCTACAAATTCTACGTTAATTGGGTGTTTAACCAATAGTGTTTTTGGTACTGGTAAAGATGATTGTCCTAATACTTGTTGTGTGTATAACTTATCTTTAACATTATCTATCGAATCACTACCATTAATAAGTATCACTCCCAACCGCTCTAAATGTCGAATAATTGCTTTGATAAAATATGTTGTTCCACTACCTGTTCGTGGTATTACAAAATCTGGTAAAAGTCTTGACTTACCATCAACTAAAATACTTTTTCTATCATCTCTATCAACAAAAATATCTACATCTTGTGGATTGACCACACGAACTTTAATTCCTTGTTTCTCAAATTCTTCTATAAGTTTTTGAGTTTCCCAAGAATCATCTATAGGATTTTTATATAATATCCAACCAATCATTTATTAACCTTTGTTATTTTTTCATACCAAGGACTAAACCAATTCAATACATCGGTTTGACTTCCATACACTTTTAATAAATCTCTCTTTTTAAATAATAGTTTATCAGGTAACCTATCATCATGATTTTTATCAAAACACCATAACAACTCTGGCCTTAAATGATTTAAGACATCGTGTAATGCCCTATGTCTTGGATGTCCATATTCACCTTGTTTATTATGTGTTACTATTTTTTTATAATCTCTTTCTCTCAATACTCTTAACAATTCATAGATAAGTTTCTCTCTATGATAATCTTCTCCACCTTTATAACCTGTCCAATGTTCAAATTCTTTTATCCCTATAAACTTCATAGAGGCTATAAGTTCTCTTTTTCTAACTTCATTATGACATTCATCTACTACTACAACTTTATATTCGTCTGAATGTGTTAATAATTCAGCTCCACCGAATAGTGCTTCGTCATCAGGGTGTGCTACAATCATTATCTTATCAATCATATTAAATACATTTGTTTATAATTAAATACATTAGTAAACACACCATCCAAACAACTATACTACTTTGTTTAGGTAATAACTCTTTCCAATTAATCACTATAATATACCTTTACATTTTTATGGTTTTGTAAAATAGACGCTGGTACATCTTCTGTTACTTCACCGTTCATTGCTACATTTAAAATATTTAATTTATTCTCACCATTTGCCATCAATACTATCTTCTTTGATTCCATTATAGTTCCCAACCCCATAGTTATTGCCTGTTTAGGTACTTCATCTATCGAATCAAAAAACCTTGAATTATCTTCTATGGTTTGTTCTGATAAATCTACAACTCTTGTCCGAGACTCAAATGAAGAACCTGGTTCATTAAATGCTATATGACCATTACTACCTATACCTAATATACACAAGTCTATTTCTTTTATTTTATCTTCAAATGCTTCAGTAGGTCTAAATGGGAAATGATAATTATCTGGATATATATTAACTCTATCAAATAACTGTTTCTTCATAAAACTATTATAACTATGTGGATGATTTGGATTTATAACATACTCATCTAAGTTAAATGTAGTAGTAGTACTCCAATCTAAATCTCTATTAACTAATTCTTTGTATAAACTAAGTGGTGTTGAACCTGTTGGTAATACTAATTTAGGTTCTGGTAACGTTAGTGTATGTTCAACAATATCTGCTACACGACACCCTAATTCCCAATAATTCTTTAATACTTTTATTTCCAATATATTTCCTTCCATATTTTAGTAGTTTCTGGAAACACTTCTAACATTATCCCCTTCAATACTCTCGCGTACTCCTGTATTTCTACTTGGGCTGTTTTCTCATCTCTTAATTCTATAAAATTCATAACACTTTGAAATGATGCTGTCCACCAAACTTTAGTATATTGTGAAAGTGGTAAAACTATTCGTGCTTGTTCTTTAGCCACACCAGCTGCAATCATAATATCATATGTCATTTCAACATGATTCATATATGTTTTATAAGCTAAATTCATTCGTTTTTGTTGTAAATCATCTAACTCACCTTCTGATGCTTGTTTGTTATCTTGAGATTGTTTTCTCCAAACTTCAGGGAAATAGAAATCTTCTACCTCTATATAACGACCACTAATCTCATTCCATGCATGGTCTTTAGTAACTGATGAAGATGTTGTTTCTATTCCAACTACGTGTTTATACCATTGTCTCATAACAAATTCAGGTGCCTTAATAATCACTTGAATGTGTTGATGTCTGAATGGACTGAAATGTTTATGTTTGATTAAAAACTTGGATAGTTTCCTATCTTTCTCTGTAAATTCATCACTACGACCACCGAATGATACTCTTGCTGCATTAACTGGAGTTAAATCATCTCCAAGTTTATCCACTAATTCTATATAACCCTTATCTAATACATCAATTTTCATTCAGTTGTCCTCTTATTTCTGTGGCAGATATTTTTTTTATATCTTCTGGTGGGGAATGTTCAATAATATCATATCCTACTCCTCTACCATAGTTTACTGATTCGATATCTGGTATAATCATAACTTTAATAATTCCCTTTTCTATAAATTCCTTTAATTGTATTTGTAAATTATCATAAACCTCTTCACAAGTATATGGATTATTTTCATTAGGCATCATATCTCGAATACAAATCAAAACATTCTTACCCTCTTTAAGTCTTTGGTCAATCAACCATTGATGTCCTTTATGCCACGGTTGCCATCTGCCGATAAACATTGAGTACTTCATCTAAACACTCCTCTATTGTTTTGTCTGTATTTATATCTACATAATTATGTAATGGTGGTTCGTAATCTTCTACGAAATAATCTTCCTTACCACGTATATCCGTTGTGTGAAGATAAAACTCTGCTATATTTCTGTTAGATTTTAACTTCTCTCTCATATCTCGATATGGTGATACTAAAGATACTATTACTATAAAACCTTTATCATCCAACACCTTCGTCATATCGATAGCAAATTGAATATTTTTTCTACGACCTTTTTCTGAATAATCTTTATTATCCAATACATCTCGTAAATCATCACCATCAATGTGCACAATTCTAACTGGTTGGATTTTCATGAATCCAATTAATTTATCTTCTATGAATCTATTTGTTAATGTGGTCTTGCCTGAACCAGGCTGACCTGTGAACCATAAAACCATTTATTATAACCTTTATCTATATTAATATATATAAAATTTAATTTCTAAAAACAAAATTATTTTGAAGTTTCAAAAATACTTTTAGGTGTACTTATGTTGAGAGGCATTGTATATGTTTGTCTTACTCTTCTCAATAACTTCAGGCGTTTTGATTTTAGAGTAGGAAAATTTTTAGATGAGAACAGTTGCTTTCTGACCCCTACGGAATTCTTGACACGGGCACTCATTATCCCACGAATATTAGCATTTGACACATTGGGGTTGGCTTTACTCATCCCAGGTGCACTATATATTCTCCTATATTGATCCCAAGTTGAAATCCCTTCATTTTGCAGAACGTCAAAGATTTCATCATCAATTCCCTTTAATTCTTCTAATGAAACTAAACTACCTGGATTGATGTGAGCAAACTTTGTACTCGATGAAGCAAATTTCTTTGGTGTTCCATCTGCCCTTTTACCAATGCCTTTTGCGGGTGTCGATGGTAAAAGAGTAGCATTAAGTGTATCTATTATGTGCATATCATCTATAAAGTTAAGCTCTGTTTTAATGTTATCGGGTACATCTCTACCTATATCATCTGCAAGTGAATCCATATCAACCCTCATCATTGCTGATATAGCAGTATTCCATCCAGTTGTATCTATTGTTTGTGTAATTCCAGTAACCTGAAACACAGAATATTTTCTATATAGTTCAGGTAAATAATCTATAGTAAAATAATCATAAAGTTTTATTCCAGATATTCCAGCTATAGAAAAATTACAAGTAAAGGGTATGGGTACATCAGTTTTCCTTTGAGCTTTATCAGTTTTGTTTAACAAAAATAACATCGTTTTAGAATAAGTTTCTAACATTTTTCCAGTTTGGTCATAAATAATACCCCTATCATTTAAAGCCTTGTTAACATCAAACCAATTATAAGTTTTTGTTATTTTCTTAGCTAACTCATCCGATTGTTCATCAGCTATTATAAAGGCCTCTGCTTCCTGGTATTGCTTTTCATGTGATGAAAGTACAGCATTTAAGGTTTTTGTGGTTAAAGTTCCAGTTTTATCCCTAAATGCAACTTGAGATATCATATATGGTGTTGTTACTGAATCTAATAATCCATCTTTCAAAACTTTTTTTACTCGAATCTCTTTATTTACAGTTTTTGAATCTAAATAATTAAAATTTTGAAGTGCTGCAAAAGCTTTTACGGCTCTTCCATCCTTATCTCCTGGAACACCGCCAAAAATCCCATTTTTAGTTACAGTACTACTATTATTTCCTGAATAAACTGCTTGAGTCATCATTTCTGCAGACATTTGAGTAGCAAAAGTCAAATCTTTTATTAAAGAATCCGTACTATAAACGTTAAACTGAAATGTTTTAATTGGATTATCTTTTGTAGATAGATTTCTTGTATGAGGAAAAGTTACAGAATCTTTAACCCTAACACGAGTTATTTTTCTATCGAAAACACCAACCAGAGTAGTATCATTAGTATCACTCAATACATCAAAATCCCAAAATCCTCCATATTGTATATTTACATAAGCCCACAGATTTTTTATCGATTGGCCAATTATAGTTGTACCAGAAAAATATTCTTTAAGAATATCAGCACTAAAAACTATATTACGAATTATACCTCTTTTATTTTGTAATCCTACAGGTTCAAATGCGGAAAACAAATCATTCATATCCTGATATATTTTATCCACTTCTTTTAAAAAATGAATTCCTTCTTCAAACTTAGCCTCCACCCCCGCTTTTACATTTTCACTTATCTCAATAGTCCTACCAGGAAATATTATATCAAAAGATTTAGTAAATAAATTTACATCACTTTGACATAAATTCGGTTCATACAGAGAATCGGGGTCAAGTTCTCGATTGTATACACTACGTCCTCGGTGTGTGTAGTCATCATCAGGAACCTTTCTAAACGAACTATTAAATCTAGCAATCCAGTCATCATCAATATCAGATGTAGCATTTTTTGGTGATTTTTTTATAAGTAATCCAAAATACGTATTTAAAATATTATCTTCAAACCAACCCCAAGTGCACCAAGACTTTCCGTTTCGAGTATAGGTTTGGCTCTTGTCAGTCGATGCAATGGGTGTGTGATTCGTAATGTAAGTATTAAATCTACTTATTACTGTTTCAAAAGAATTTCCACCGGCATTAAGAATTGTCTCTCTTATTTTTTCTTTAGTAGCTTTATTCAATTTTGAATTTTTTAATCTTGTTAACCTTTTATTTGCTTTTGGTGGGTTCTTTTCTTGAAACTCATTAACTAAACTGGGAGTTTCTTGATCTTTATCTCTTCCTATTGGTGATTTAAATAACTGTTGTCCCATTGATACAACTTCAGTTGTACATTGATACCTACCACCTTCAGCGAGAGTATAATCAAAATTTTTAATAGTTCCACAAGTCGCAAAATAATCACCACCATAGCTTGTCATTAGTTTTTGATTGGCTTTAAAGAAATCGAACATTTCTTCTGCAGTTTCAATATCTGGTATTTCTTGTGGTTTTTCTCTTGACCAACCAAACTCAATCATTAATACCCTTCCGGGTTTTAAAAATGCATTTTGATATACTTCAAATTCATTAATATCGTTCAAAACCCATGTAATTGTAGTAGATAATGTGGTTTGGTTTAAATACGTAACCTCTATTCCCGTAATTCCATTATGTCCTCTCCAAGTTCCAGGATCTCGGGCCCATTTTGTATTATCCCAAAAATCCGATCTAATTGATAAAGGATCATTAGCTCTATGATCCATACTGTGAATGGAACTTAATCTAAATAAGTGATCATCCCATACTGTCATTATTTCTCCAGAGTAGGGATTGGTCGTAACATTAGGTACAGCAGCTGTGACATTTGCCCAAGTTGCACCCATAAGGAAAGAATCTTGATTTGAATTTGGATTAGCCGAATCTAATGGATTATCAACTTTCTTTCTATTTAAAGCGTCGATTCGATTAAATAAAGTACTCTGGATATTTTTATGTATATAATCTCCAAACATTTTAACTCGGACTTGAATTTAAATTATTTAATTCCCTAATAACATCTGATATATCTTGTGGTATTATTAATCTTTGGCCGATGTTTGGTTTTAGATTACCTTGAAATTCTCCATTAGCCCTTGCAATAATCCACCATAATGTTGTATCTAAATAAAACCTATGTGCTAAAGAACCATAACTGTCACCATATTTTACAGTATAAATCACATCACTATTTTTAGATTTAATTTTTGCATACTCAGTCGTGGATAGTTTTCTACGTCCATCTGAATCTCTTTTTACTTGCTGGTATTTATATCTATTCATACTGCGCTGCCTTATCCCTTATTCCAGACCCCCTCATTCGTGAATGTCTCGTTGGCTGGTTAACGTTCTCTGGTGGGAGTAGACCTTTTTCAAAACTATTACCTATTTGAAAAGTGCCTCTCTTATGTGGTTTAGTACCCATATCTTCCAACCAAGGCACATCATAATGTTTTCCAAGAGTTTGTGGTAAATGTTTACCAATATAAACAAACTCAACACTCACACTAAAAGATTGTGGGATTTGATGACCATCATCTAACTCCCAAGTTGCACCTTCTTCCATTGTTATTGTAATAGAACTAAAATAACCTGGAGTATCTTTGAATAAATCACCTATAGTTAAACTAATATATGGAGCAACTGGTCTTTGTTCTGTATCACCTTTGAATAATTCTTTAAATGTTGGATATCCCAATCCCATTAAATAATTCATTTTCTCTTGTATAATTGGTATTTCTTGTTTGGTAAATGCCGCTACTTTAAAATCAAATGATACACTTCTATCTGTTCCCGTATAGATATGTACGGCATCTGGTCTTCCAATATATCGTTCTGGAGAAAATGCAGGTGTAACGGTATCGGTTATTGTACCGAGATGTGCTGGAAATATCAACCATTTACCATTTACTAAATCTCTAATTCTAAACTCTATAAAATCTGTAGGTAAGTTGGCTGTTGATGTATTATCTTTAGTACCGTGATATGGAACTTGTAATTGATTACTTGTTCCAACTGAATATATATCACGGTCAGTACCAATTTTAATAACAGATCCCTTTTCACTCCAAAAATGCTTGGTAGTTTTAGTATTTGGTGGGTCTTTTCCCACTTCAATTTCTTTATTTGTACTATTTGCACCCCTATACCCGTAATCCTTCACGAATCGTCTACCTTGCATTCCTGCTCCGAATCGAAATCTTCCCGTTCCCACGTCATCAGGATAGTTTGGAGGATTTTTAAAATCTAAAAATGTTCCCGTAGTATGTCTTGGTAAATGAACAAAAGGTAATACTGAACCCAATACACCCAATGGATTATAAATTCTTGTTTCTCTTCTAGCGTTAAATCTTTGTAATACGGCCTGTTTTATATGAAAAAGAATTCCTTTTCCTGTAATTGACCATTTTGTCCATCTCACCACATCTTCAACTGTTTTAACTGCGGTTAATGCAATATTACCAAAACCATCATTAAATCTATGAGCTTGAAGATAAGAACTACTTGGTTGTTTTACATCATTACTTCCTCTATCTGTATTGGCCAATTTTGAAAAATCTGGAGATATAATTGTTGTTTCAACTTCAGTAACACGAGAGGGTGGTGTGGGCAAATTCTTCACATTACTCGGTTCTAAACGAGTAGTTTCAATTTTTTTATAATCAAAACTTGATAAGTCTGTTTTTATTCTATTTAATATTGCCATTACTTATTAATTTCCTTAACCATCGTGTTGGATTTTTTGAAATAGTTTAACCAGTTGCTTTGAATCTTGTATAAGGGCTTCGTCTCTCTTTTCTTTGGCATCTGCACCAGGTACGAAATTACCTTTAACCCCTTTCCACATTGCACCAGCTAATATCTGTGTTGCCTTTGTTAATTCCTTAGTTGCATCAAGTTGTGATCCTTGAAGTTTTGCCGCTTTTTGATCCGCTGTCATCTCTAATGGTTTACCACTTACCAATCGAGATAATTCACTTACTTCAACTCCTATTGATGCCGCTAACTTTTTCCTTTGAATAGCACCTAATTTTGTAAACTCGTCCGCACTTCCTAATTGTCTAACAATTTCATTTGTGGCACCCAATATATCATTATCCATAGCCAACATCCTGGCTTTATCAAAATTCAAATTTCTACCAATCATCATTGAGGCTTCCATTGTGTTTGTTATAGAAGTTTCAAAATCTAATAATGATTCAGTCATTTTTATAGTTGTTGCTAAGGAAGTACCCATTTTAATTGCCTGAATAGCGGCCATTTGAAGATTTTTCATACTATCATCTGTATATGACGCGAAGTCTTCTGCAGATGTGGCCATATCAGCTATTACTAAACCACTATCTACCATATTTGCCGCGGCCAAGTCTTTAGTAGCTGTCACGAACTCCATACCACCTTTAAAATCTAAGCCATTTATATCTGCAAACATTTTCGACAACTCAGCTACATTTGTTTCGGTAGCTCCTGTTACGGCTGCTAAAGTACTCAAGGTTTTCAAATTTTCTTTGTTTACATCTCTGGTACTTCGAGTAGCATTAAAAATTGCAGTAGCACTATCGCCGATATCCCTACCAAGTGCTTTCATCGCGGCTTGATGTTTCCACATCCCTTTGACAACACCTTGCATTTTTCCAGCAGTTATTAATGAAACGCCCATTTCCTTTGACATATCTCTGGTAGCCATCACGGACTTCCACAAATAACCTACAATAGCTATAAGTACTGCAGCAATAGCCATTACAGGATTAGCCATAATTGCAGCTGCAAAAGCTTTTGCACCTTTCACCATACCTTTCAGTGCACTAACACTTGAACCCATTGCACCCAAACCCATATTAAGAAGTTTATTTTTTGCCTGTTCTTGTTTCGCTGTTTCCTTGAGAAGTTTGTGTTCACCTTGGAGCATCCCAAGTCTTTTTGCAAGAATTTTTTTATCTTCTCCTTCTAAATCAACCAATGATTCTTTCAAGTCTTTAAGAGCCTTCTCTGTCTCCACAATATCATAAGACATTATTCCCTTTTCGGTCATACTACCGAGAATTGCTTTTTCTTGTTCTTCTATGGCGGTTAAGGCTGCCAGCCCCTCACCAGTTTGAATTCTTTCCACTGCGGCAAGTGTTTCTTTTGCCCCAAGCAGGTTCATACTTTTTGCAACCTGTTGTGATAAAGTATTATCAGCCTTACTAAGTAATAGATTTCTTTTTTTATCGAAAGCTGATATTTTTTCTTGTGCTGCGAGTTCTTTCTTTAATAACCTTATATGATCCTTCCTATCTTTTAGTAGGCCTTTTAACTCCTTTGATCTTTTCTTATCTTTTTTAAGCTCCGAATCTTTTAACTTGGCAATTTCTTTTTCAAGCTTTACTTGTGCTTTGGTTTGGGTTTCTATTTTCTTTGCAATATCAGCCATCAAGTGCCTTTTTATATTTTATTTAAAAAGAAATTTTAAATTTCGTTGTATAAGTCTTCTAAAGAACCTAAAGATTTGGCAAAATCATTTAACTCTCTTTTAAACTTTGGACTTTTCAAGAGTTTATCAACATTTTTTTCTTTCATTTTCTGAACTCTCTTCTCAACATTTTTCATAAATCTGTCAAGAATTCCTTCAGTTAATTCAACTTTTGCCATTTAAAATCTCCTATAATGTAGATTGATTCATCTTATTAATAAATATAAGAATCTATTTTTTTATTATAATTGACGTTGGATAGTTTTTGGGGGGGATTTATCACCTTTATAGACAGCCGATTCTTTTTCTTTAATCTCAACAAGTTTACTCATATAATATCTTCTCCAATGAACGGGCATATTATAAACATCATTGAAAGTAAATCCATTACTATAATGACACAATGAAAATATCTCATCGTGTACAGTTCGTTTATAGCTAGAACTTAGGCCAAAAAAACGTAACCCCGATTGGTATATCTACCATATGGGGCTCTCCTATTCCACTTATATATTCCGTCCGCATATCAATATCTGGAGCAATTGATTTTACATAAGACCTAAATTCTCGTGAATCAAGTGCAAGAAATTCATTATCTACGAATTTATTTATTATTTTGTTAGAACTATCTCCATCTACGGAAAGGATTTGTTGTTTTAATCGAGTAGTAAGTTCAGGACTTACACCAGTAACCTTAGTTATAGATTGTAATGCCTTTATACTGGCCTCTATTTCTAACTCATCATTATGAGTTAGTAATTTAAATTCAACTATACGTTTTGAATTAGGTAATTCTATTGAAAATTTATTTTCCCCACTAGCGTATATAGAATAATCTACTTTTCGAAATTTCATTTCTGACAAATCTACTGTGAGTTCTTTTGTAAGTCCTGAATCGGGATCACTAATCTCAATCTGATACTCGTTACCATATCCCAAAATTCTAGCACCTAACATTATTGCATTTTTATCACCAATTAACATATCACCAATCTTGATAGATTTATCTGGAATTATCGATTCAAATAATTTATCTAAAACTGTACCTTGTTGAATTAAATTAGTAGAAGTTAAAATATCTTCTTCCTTTGCAGTCATATATTTTATTTCTACCTTACCACTCGAAAGTGGATTTTCTTTTGGATACAACATTCCCTTTGAAGGCAAATCTATTACCTCAGTAGGAAAATCATATTGATTTTCAGCCATATTTAGCTCCTTTGATTTTATTCAAGATTTATAACCATTATACTTTATAACCTTTAAAAATTTTTAATTATTTTTAATTATTTTTTCGGTGCGAATTTCTCTTTGATTGGTTTAAGAATCATATCGAAAAGAATATCGTCATATTTTGTTGGTGTAAGTTTTACGATTTTTTCAATCGCGTAAATACCAACCAAAACATATTCCCAATTTGCTGCTATCCATTCAGTCATTTTTCTTCTCCTATATTTTTAGAACGACAATACGGCGTAATCGTAACGAAGTGTTAGATTAATATCCACTACATCTGTTCCGTTTGCAAAATCTAAATCATTAAAATTGGCGGTTTGGATAAAACATCCATGAAGTACCCATTCCTCTACTTTATCACCAACAGGACCCAACAGATTAAATCTAATTTCTTTCTTATAGAAATCACTATATCCATCACGACCCGTTACAGATTCGTGGTGTTGTCTAACCCATTCCATTACTGACTGTGCTCCACTTGGAACTATTGGGTCATAAAGAGTAACTTCTAATGGCTCCCAGACACCTTTACCTTTTAAATAACGTTTTACATTAATATGATTTAGTTCAACTTCATCAAAAGTTATTTGGGGACGGTTCATTGTTTTTACAAAATAAGAAGGTATATCTTCTATATACATAATAAACCGATTTTTTGTTTTCGGTTCAAATGGTGTAAAAAAGATTTCGTCTTGATTTAGAATCTCGGCCATTTTTCTTCTCCTGTTAATGCCGTTCAAATACTATTACATATATAAATATCACTTTAATAAAAAAAAGTGATACTCAAATATATTGTTTTTTGAAGTTTTATTGAAGTTTTTTTAACAAAAGAAAAACCCCAACTAAAAATTGGGGCTTTTCATTATACGTTACTGTTTATTATAAGTCAAACTTATTCAGGGAATGCTGCTCCCGTAGGTTGAATTACAAAGTCTAATACAATAAACTCTGCTGTTCTTGTAGGTTGAATAAAGATTTGTCCTCTTAATTCATTTCTATCAACAACATCTGGTGTATTGTTAGAATCATCCATCACTACTTTAAATGCACTTAAACCACTATTAGCTTGTACGGAATTCAAAAATGGATTCACAATACCCAAGAAACGATTTCTTGTTGCTGCTGTGTTCTGTTCAAATACCAAATATCTTGAAGAACTTGCAATGAACTTACGAAGTTTAATTAACAATCTACGAACATTGATTCTATCAAGTGCTGATGGTTTCCCTTGTAATGTTTTCTGTCCAAATACCACGACACCTTGTTGTGGGAATGAAGCGATTGGATTAACACGACCTTCATAAAGAGTATCTCTTTCTTTATGTGTTAGTCTTGTTTTTGCTTCCAATACAGAACTTAATCCACCACGATTCAAACCAGCTGGTGCGAACCATTCGTGTGCTACAGTATCAGTATTAGCTATGACACCAGGTATCACTACTGAAGGCGGAACCCACATTGGTTTATTCTTAACAGGATCAAGAATCTTAACCCAAGGATAATAGGTTGCTGCGTAGTTAGTATCTACTGATTTAATATCACTAACTGCATTTGTTACTGAACGGCCCCATCTTGAACCATCCATAACATAGAAACAATCTGCTCTATCTTCTACTTTAGATATTGCATGATTAGTTACTTGTGTATGATATTCATGTATAATACCAGGTGTTACCAACATATTCATATCAAACTCATCTGGATTACTCACTGCATTAATTGCTCGTTTATACGCTATCGTACCACTTGCATTTGCATTTGTACAGTTAAGTCCTTGTGTGTTTGTAGCTGAAATATCATTACCAGTTGCTTTCAATGTAGTTGGATTATCTCCATCAAACCCACCTTGAAATGGAACAAGAAATTTTCTTTGTTCTTTTGCTGATAGTGTCATTGTAATTGCTTGTGATCCATTTGAATATGTATCGGCTCCAATTTGACTTGCATCTGCATGTCCATACATATTTTCTAAACTAAATACAGCATTAAGACCAGTACCAACTGATGTTGGTGAAGGTGCTAAATATTCTTGATTATCTTTACTTTCAAAATCCCAACCATAGTATTCATTTGAATCAAATCTACCTTGTGAAGTATCTATATGATCAGTAAACTGGTTTGTTACAAAACTAGCACTTGGAACAGTCCCAGATGAAATTGGATTCTTCGTTGCTGCAAATCCATGAGGTAATGCGTCTCCACTAATACCTTCGAGGTTTGTTGAATGATCACTAACATAAATATGTTGTGATTTATTTGGCCAATCTCCATTGTAAGTAAGTTTACCATTTGTATCTATAGTTACATATCTATCACCTACTTCTCGTGGTAAAAACTTTGTTGAATCTGGATCAAAATTTACATTTTGAAATTCTTCTACTAATTCAGCATCATCATTCTCACCTGGATTATTTTTTAATATTCTAAGTGTAAAATCACCATACTCACTACCTGCAATATCTTCTTTTGCTCTTAAATCTGTAATTGCTAATTTATATTTTTCATTAATAGTAGTACCGTGAGAACGTGTATTAACTTTAAACAAATTCTTTCTTGATCCACCTATCAATTGTGAAACAACATACGGTGTAGTTGCTACACTATAATCATTTGTGAAATCTTCTCCACTACCACTTGCTAAAGATGCACTTGAGTTAGTTGAAGAAAATGATTTTTCACATTGAAAACGTTCAAAGTTTTTATACACATACAAGTCTTTATTTGTATCTTGTGGATCTCCACTAAATACTTTTGTGATGTAGCTATCAGAACCAGTATTAAACGATGCCGTATATGCCGTTGTTCCTACAGAAAAACTAAATGTTTCCCAAGTTTTTGAAGCGGCATTTAGTGAAGCACTTGTTGGGCCGTCAATATCTAAACTTGGACTTTTTCTTGAAGGTTTTAAAACTGCTCCAACTCCGTTATGAGTTGAAGATGAAACACTAATATAAAGTGATTCAGTTTGATATCCCCCAATTCCTAAAACTCTTACTATTGTTACTGCGGGTGCACCATTATCAAAATATTCTTTAACTGTATATGGTACATAATACCGTGTATCTACACCACCAAAAGTATTTTCAAATTCAGAAAAACTTGTTAGAGTTGTTGGAACGAATGCAGGGCCCTTAATTGTTGGCCCGATTATTGCTGCACCTATTTCACCAATTCCTTGTGGTAGAAATGAGACATCTCTTTCTCTCGTAAATACACCTGGACTAACTATTCGTTCAGCCATATTTTTTCTCCTATTTATTATCTTTTTTTAATTATTGATTACATAAAAAAACTTTATTTATCCTATATAAGTATAAAATTAAATTACCAAAATACACATACTTAGGAGTTTTTTTAATAAAAAGTTTAAGAAGTTGGTGTAAATTCACCTGTAGTTATATCAAGAGTACCCTGACCATATTTTTCTTCAAGATTTTTTAACAAACTCACTTCTTCTTGTCTCTTCTGAGAGAAGTTTACTTCTAATTCTGCTAATTGTTTTTCGGCTTCCTCTATTTGTTGAAATAATTGATATTTTCTCAAGTGAATAGCCCCGATAGTGGATTGTAATTGTTGATATCCTTGTTGGATTTCACTCATCCCTTGAATCTCTTCAGTTGTTAATTTAGTATTTTTAGTTGGCATATTTATAACTCCATTTTTATAGTATTTATGTTAATAATATATATAATATTAATTCTTTAAATTAGTCTTTTAATTTAATATTTTTTACACTTTAACTCTTTTATTCATTTTAGTTTTCTTTAGATGGTCTACCTCTAATTTTAACTCTTTAATACTTTCAATCAATAATGGTACAATTTTTTCATAGTCTACACCTAAGTATCCATTGTCTCTTTCTTTAACGACTTCTGGTAATACTTCTTGTATTTCTTGAGCAATCACACCAACATCATGTCCTGTGTTACCATGTTGAGTTTTCTTTTCTTCTTCAGTTAATTCTTTCCAATCGAATTCATATCCACCAATCTTACCTATCTTTTCAAGTGGTTCTGTTATACGAATAATATTTTCTTTCCATCGTTTGTCAGAAGAACTAAACGCGACAACATCATTTGAAGCATCTATTCTACCATCTGTACCTTCAGCAGTCATACCAACTCCAAGTCCAGCATTAATAGTCCAATCACCACCATTATCTATTCTACCTCGTTTTATTAAACCACTACCATTTGCAGTATAGAATTCCATAGAACCTTTATTACCACTATGGTCATCACCTTTAAAAGCTAATCTTGAAATTGAAGTTCCATCTACAGCATCCCCCATTGAAATTGCTGTCCAGTTATTATCTGTATCGGAAGAATTCTTTAATCTTATATGTCCACCGTAAGTATCTGAAGTTAATGTAGTACTTGTTTCTGAAGCTATGACATTTATTTCATCAAATGTAGGTGATGAAGTTGATGTTAAATGTTGTCCAGTATTATACTCAAGTTGAGTATCTCCAACCGAATCAGCAGTTATTGCTATGTCGTTTGCATTAGCTGTAATTCCAGTTCCACCAATTACATTCAATACTCCACTGGTGGCAGTTGTTCCTGTTCCTGCCAAACCAGTTGCCACATCATCATTCACCATACCATCTTGAACTGCATTT